GTCATCGGGGGCCTAGATAAGCCTGAGAAGACGTTTTCGACCCAATATGACGTTATTGCGGTGTTCGAGGCGCGGGAGATAGGGGCGGCTACGTGGGAGTGGCTGGCTCGGGCAAACCGTAACTTCAAGATGCCGTGGCAGATGCGGATCGCGGACACCAACCCCGCTGGCGAGTTCCATTGGTTGAACACGCACTTCCCTCAAGGGTTCAGGGAGGTGCCTGACCGGCATCGTCAGGACAAGTGTGTCCGGCTGCTATCGCGCCACATGGACAATCCCGTGTACTTCGACCAGGAGGAGGAGGTCTGGACGAAGCAGGGAGACGCATACGTGCATGGCATCCTTGGCAACCTCACCGGGGCGCGTAGAGCCAACTTGTACGAGGGCAAGTGGGCCAGCGAGGAAGGGATCATCTTCGAGGAGTGGGACCCCTCCATACACATCATCGACTCCGAAGACCTGCCGGAGATGAAGTGGCACTTTGCCAGCTATGACAAGGGCCTGCGGCACCCCGGCACCCTGCAAATCTGGGGTGTTAGGGACGATGCGATGTACATGCTGCGGGAAATCTATCGCACGAATCAGAACCAGGACTGGTGGGCAGAGCGAGTCATGGAGGCGCAGCGGGACTTTGGGCTGCAAGCCCTAGTCTGTGACCCTAGCGAGCCCGAGTACATCCGGGTGTTCAATGACCGCCTCGGGGCAGCTCGGGGGCGCGACGGGGACCGTATAGCACGCAAGGCGAAGAACGCCATACGCACAGGCATCGACATGGTGCGCTGGGCCTTGAGCGAGACAGACAACGGACCCCGCATCTTTGTGGTGCGCGACTCCCTAGAGGGTCGAGACAACGACCGCGTGGAGAAGAAGAAGCCGTGCTGCTTGATCGAGGAGCTGCCCAGTTACGTGTGGTCAAAAAGCCGAGATGGTCGCCCGGTCAAGGAGCGCCCAGACCCGGTGTGCTCCGATCACGGGGTGGATGCGTTGCGCTACGCCGCGATGTTCTTGTGGAACAAGGATATGTCCGAACCGGACAGGCCCCCGGAGTATGAGTCTGGGACGTATGGAAATCTGTTCGGTCACTCCGAGATGTATCTAGAAAGTGCAGGGCTAACTGATGCTGTCGAATGATCCCGGCCAACTAATGCAGGAGATTGAAGCGGCTATCAAGTACCGCGAAAGTCGCCTTGCTGAACTAGAGGATCAGGTACACCGCTTCACTGGTCCGTGCTATGCGCCCAAAGATGTAGGTATCAGCGACTACGCCCCCGAGAACACCTACTACGAGTACATCAGCCTGATGATCCCCAGGATGGTGTATGACAATCCTCGCGTACAAGTCAGTTCGAGGCGTCCTGGTGCCCAGCAGGATGTGGCCGAGGCGTTACGTCATGGCCTGAACCGCTGGTGCAAAGACAGCAAACTGCGGAACACGCTTGTTGAGCTGGCTACCGACATGCTGCTGAGTTGGGGCGTGTGCCTGGTACGGCAAGAAGAGAACAAGGGTGTCACGCTGCCAGAGTCAGACCCCATCAAGGCGTCTACCCCTACATGGCCGGTCATCGAGCGCATCTCTCAAAAACGCTTCTTCCTTGATCCCCAGGCCCAGCGCTGGGAAGACGCACGTTTCTACGGCCATATCTGGCGTAGGGACAAGGACGATCTCATCAAGCTGGCTGAAGAGAATCCCGACGCCGGTTGGAACAAGGATGTCATCCAGCAGATTTCGACAGGGACAGCCGACGATCAAAGTGAACGCCTGGTCTACGACCAAGGACCCGATGCTGTAGACCGCAAGGAAATCTGGTGCTACGAGATTTGGGTCCCTGAGATCCAACTAGACGGAGAACCTGGCCCTGACTCGGGGTTCCACGGCACGATCTACACCCTCGGCCTCAATCAGGCTATCGGCAGTTACGCAGACCCGGAAAAGGCTAAGGCGTACTTTGTCCGCGAGCCACGCCCGTTCTATGGGCCGCGCACTGGCCCGTATGTCATGTACGGCTGCTACAAGGTGCCTGACAATGCGTACCCGCTGTCCCCGCTTGTGGCTGTTGAGTCGCAGATCACCGACCTGAACGAGCACGTACTGGCTGCCAGTAACTCGATGATGAAGCACAAGCGCATCGTCGGGGTCAACGACTCGCGCACCGCGCAGCTTGTCAAGAACACCCAGCACGACTACGTGACGGTGGTGCCGTTTGAGGATGGCAAGGCCCTGGTGCAGGAGTTTGAACTGGGCGGACAGACCGAACAGCAGGCTATCTGGATCAACACCTGTCGCCAGCGGGCTGACCGCGTCCTGGGCATGGACGAGGCTCTGCGCGGCTCTGTGAGCGGTGCTGGTACAGCGACGGAGCACACTATCGCTAGTGAAGCCTCGAACACGCGCATGGCTTTCATTCGCCAGATGTTTGCCGACTCAACGGTCAGGCTGCTCCATCTCGTAGCGTACTACATGTACCACGATGACGAGATCGTCTTCCCTCTCGGGGACGATGCAATCCTAGAGATGGGGATGCCGGAGGACGTATCGGTAATCTTCCAGGGCGGTGGGCACGACCCGGATGATGGGTACACCTTCGATGACCTGGAACTGAACATCGAGCCGTTCAGCATGGAGCGGGCGAGTGAGGGCCTGGCTCAGAAGCGTGCGCTGGAGATGCACTCCATTCTGATGAACTCGCTGCCGTCGATGGCGGCATTCCCCGATTACCCCTGGCGTGAGCACTTCGCCAAGATCGGGAACGCGATGAACGCGCCCGATATGTCGGAACTGGTGACCAACGATCTGCTTGGAAGGCTGGCGCAAGACCTACTGCAAATGCAGAGGTCTCAAGCGCGACCGGCCACGATGCACTCGCAGCCACGCATGGGCAAGGACGTAGGCTCCAGCCGGATCATGGGCACCAACCAGCCTAAGCCCTCACAGGTAGTCCCGATGGTGGGAGAGATGATGGGCCAGATGACACAAGCACCTCTACAGCAGGGATCTCAATGAGACGCACATACGTTTACCGAGAAGGAAAACTGGTTGAGAAGGTTCAGGCTCCCACGCGGGAGCGCCTGGAGTTTTCCGTTCAGCCTGATATTCACTTCGCCTCGCACCAACTACCCCGAAATTGGGAGCATCACAAAGAGGCGGGCGGTGAATTCAACAGCAAGGGGCAGCCCGTCTTCAGCAACCGCAAGCAGATCGAAGAGTCTATGGCTCGCGCTCGCGGCGAAGAAGGCACAACCATTCATCACAACGAACTATAAGCATGGAAGAAACCACAAACGCACCCGCAGCCATCGCGGAAGAACTCGTCAGCGCTGTTGAGGCAGCTCCCGAGGAGCCGCAGGTAGAGACGGCTGAGGCGACCCCCGAGGAGGCTCAGGACGCCAAGGAAGACGCCCTACTGGAACAGTTGGACCCAGGGCGTGAAGAGGATGGCGAAGCGCCTGTGGCTGAAGAGGCCGCAGAGGCTGAGGCTAAAGAACCAAAGGAAGCTGCTGACCCTACAGAGCTGGCGGACGCATACACCGTGCTGCGCCGTGACGGCTTCCTGCCCGAAGACCTCAAGTCGCTAGACGATGAGGCAATCTTGCGCTTGGCGGAACACCGCAAGAAAGTGCAAACAGATGTAGACCGCCTGATTCGTGAAGGCAAAGAAGGAAAGCAAGACGGGGATACAGAAGCGGCAGAGCAGACCCAAGAGGACTCGGAGGTAGCCCAACCACAAGCAGAGGCCACTCCCGACGCACCCTTTACGGCTAACCTGCAAGAAGCCGCTACGCCGATTGCTGAGTACCTGGGCCTAGACGATGAAGGAAAGGGCTTGCTGGTGAAGTCCTACGAAGCCGTTGTGGCTCCAGTGCTTGCACAAGTGCAGGCCATGCAGTCGCAGATGCTTCAACAGGAGATCAACGCAGCAAGGGCGGTGCTTGCGGAAGCGTATCCGCAGGTAGCAGACGGCGAGGACGAGAACATGCAGCGGGTCGTGAGTCGTATGGCACAGCTATACAACCCCGAGTCCGATGTGCCTACGTCAACGAAAGCGTTGATGGAGGAGGCTATCGCCCTTGAGTTCCGCGAGGACTTCCGCAAGGAGGCCCAGTCTGCAAACCAAACGATGAAGCGCTATCAGCGCAACGGAATGCCTGACTCTCCCAAAGGGCAGCGCACTCAGAGCAGGGAAATGACGATGGAGGAGAAAGAGGCAGCAGTCCTCGACCTCCTTGAAAGCGACATTCCTGATCGGGTGCAACGCGCTAGGGAGATCGGAGGGCGCTAACTTTTTTTCTAGGAGCTACTAAGAAATGGCCTCTGCACTGAGTACGTTCAACGACTTTGTTGACACCACAGGCCCTTCGTTCCTTACGTCTGCCGAAGACGTTGTGAACGAGGCGTGCCGCAATAACTATCTGCTGCGCCGCTTCCTGCGGGGCAAGGGTCCTGATGAGACTGTCCAAGGGGGCACGAAGATCAAGGACACCCTGATGTTCGACGAGAGCAACAGCTTTCAGTTCTATCAGCCCAAC